AATGGGTCTGGCAGGTAGTTCTAATTCGGATAGCCTTGACGCTACTCCAGAACCGATACCTATACTATCTACCATAATATCTGTTGGTTTATCTTTGTAATTGCAAGACTCATATTCGTTCATAACAATACCTACTGTTTCCATTAGGTCTTTGCCTTGCCACGTTTTAACATCTTCTACTAATGTATTGCCACGTCTTTTGCACAATGCGGTTCTATCAGAACCAAAATTCGCAACGTCTAAACCCCAAACAACAGGTTCATAGGGGTCAACTGTAATATCTCTGCCTATAGAGCTTTCCACCATATAAAGCGGTATAACTGTGTCATCTTCCGCTTTTGGAAACTCGCCTAGTACACGCACACGGAAAACATTAGAATCTTCTCCGTATTTTATAGACATATCTTCAATAAATTCTTCTGATACTTGTGATGAGTCAGCACAACCTACAGTCATCTTAGTCCATCTATCTCTCATGCCATTAAAAGCATTAAAAAAATATCCTGATGTACGAGTGGGGTTGCCAGTCATAACAACTTTAGCACCTGCTGTTGAAAGCGATCCTTCGCCTACTTCAAATATCTTATCATCTACTCCTGATGCCTCATCAATAATAAACAAGAGGTTTTCAGAATGGAAACCTTGTAGAGCTTCAGGGTTTTCTCTACGAGACACACGAGCCACAGCATACGAATCTGTCGAACCTGCGATATTAATTTTATCAGACTTCATATCCATTTGTGAATAGAAGGATTCTGGCAAGCGTCTAGCCCATTTTTGAGCTTCAGCCCATAGAACATCTGATAATTGGTGGGCAGTATTAGCTGTGCAGACAACCTTACAAGGGTGTCGTGTAAATATCCACCATAGTATTAGCCAAGATAAAACTGCTGTCTTTCCTACGCCATGCCCTGACTTGACAGCACATCTTGGATTTTGCATGACGTTTTGTAAAAATTCTTTTTGCCATTTTTCAGGTTTTACTTGCAACATTGTTTCAACAAACATAACTGGGTCTAATGCCAGTTCAGCGAGTATATCCGATAATTGTTCTTTGCTCATATAACACCTTGTGAAAAAGGGTAGGTAAAATGGAAATAAAACCTACCCTTCCCTTTCGGTAATGAAATAACTTCGCTAACGATTCGTTTTTATTTTGGGGAGAGTTGTTTAAGAACAACATAATTATTTCATATGCTTGCATTGTTCGTGATTTCTCAGGACTTGTCAATATATAGAAAAATTTTTTTTAGCAGCACCATATATGGAATTTTTTTAAGAGAGGGGGGTATACATATATACAGGTAGAGGGGTCGGCAAATAAAGAAGGGGGGGACTTAATCGCTATCTATATCTATAATATTATTATCTATTGTAACCACCTCCGCTTCTTTTAGGGAGGGTTTTTTATAATCTTTTATTCTATGAGATATTTCTGATAACGTATTACTAAAAAGAGAGCCGCTCTTTAAATCTATATTGCTCTCCTTAGGAAATAAGAAGCTAAACTTTTGTATGTTACCTATATCCTCCGTTAAGTAATTATCTATTAATTGGTGTAATGGTTTATCCTTTCTTTCACTCATACTGTTTAAGGCGTGGCTTAATTGTCTCTTGAGTATATTCTGTGCAATAACCTTTGGTGATCCTTTCGACTTACTGCCAACTGGTCGACCTCGCCTTTTTTTTACTGCTGTATTTTCAGAATTGCCACTAACGTTGTCTGCTTCTGCTATCTTTTTCATATAATTAATTCCTTAACTCGTTGATATAATTAATAGTACATTTATTTATTTTATCAATATAATTATTTAATTGCATAAAAAAAGGGCTTATTAAAAGCCCCTTAATTAATCTTATATATTTAATTTAATTTATATATTTTATTTTAGTTGGTCGTTTTATAAACGCACATTTTAAATCTTGAGAACAATTTTCATGCTCTAATGTAAAATCTTGTGTATATGTATCTTCATTAAGTATTGCATCAAAACTAAATCTAACACCTTTGTAGTGTTCGTTTATTAAAGCATTTCCTAAAACCTCACCATCATTATATGTAGATAATATATTATCATCTAATTTTCTTGGTACTGTAAGATTTAAAACAAAACCTCTATCATCTAAAAACCACATTTTATTAATTGGAGTATAATATTCATTTAAAGGATTTTCTTTCCAATAAGTTAAAATAATTTTACCTGTAAAGGTTTGTTTGTCATCACTAAAAGAAAAATCTGTTGGCTTAATAAATTCTTTATCTTCATAATAAGATATAACGTGAGCATTATCATCATTGCGACAAGCTTTAAATTTTTCTTCTTTCTCATTAGTACCCCAATCATCTAAATTAAAATTAACATTAAAATCATAATTAGGAATACCAATAAAATCACGTGCTTTATAAATTGCTTTTTCCTTATCAGTTGATAGATTTTTTAAGTGTGTCCAATATTCATACTTACCATTAAAACCAATACCCTCCACTAAAGAATATAAACAATAAAAACCATTTTTATCACCACTACTAATAGCATATTTACCTGTTGAATTAGACATTGTAAAACCTCATTGTTAATTAATATAGTATCTTTATATGATAATAATAATAGTAATACAAGTAAATAATTATTTATTTTAGCAATAAAAAAAGAGGGTTAAAAACCCTCTTTAATTAATCTTATATATTTAATATTAGTTTATTTTTTAATTAAATTCCAGACATTATTTGATTGTATTATTGCTTCATTAAAACCAACGATAAAACCTAGCAATTCTCTTTTTTCGTTAAAAGTTTTATAATCAGAAACACCTGAGCTTGCTAAATGTAAACTAATTTTACCACCATAAACACCATAAGAAATAGTTACATCTTTTATTTCGTCAGAAATATAATTGTTAACTCCTTTTTCTTTAATGTAATTAATTAATTCATAACATTGCCAAGCATAATAATATTTATCGTCTCTTGGTAATTGCATTAATACATTTTGTTTATTTCTTTTATACTCTAATTCATTTCTTAATTTTAAACCTTTACCAGTCAATGCACTTTTACTTAGTAATTCATTTAATTTATTTTCATCTTTTACTGTAAATTCCATTTTATTTTCTCCGAGTTAATTAATATAATCCACATTAATACACATATATAATAATTACAACCCCAGCAGCTAAAATAATTTATTTTTTTTTATTCTTTATTTACTTGCAATTATGTTTTGTTTCATTTAGTGTCATAAATATAACTAACAAAATGGAGCGTTAAAAATGTATATTAAAGATTATAAAGATTTTATAAATTACGTTTACGAATTTTATGGCAAGGGTAAAATTTATGATATGAAAGCGACAAAAGAACAAGTTGTATTGGCTACAATGATTAGATTAGATACACCCAGACACAAAAAATTTCCCTTTAATGGTGATTCTGCTGATAGAGAAATCGTAAGAGATATTTTAATTAATGAATTTAATCTTAAATTTCCAATGGAGCGTTACAATGACTAGATCAGAATTATATCAATATGTATTTATCGTCTTAATATCAGTATTTATTTATATTGAATTTATAGGAGTGTAACCAATGGATTATTTTTTAATAATATCTTTTATATTTATAGTAGTAATACCACTTACTTTTTCAATCTGGTTTGCAATAGACCAAATCAAAAATTATTAATGGAGCATAAAAAATGGTTAAAACAGTTAAAAAAGAATATCAAGTTTATGATTATAATGATTTAAAAGATAATGATGAATTATTTGATAAATGTTATGATAATTGGTTATCTAATCCAGATAATATTAATGATTGGTCTGATGAGAATATAGATAGTTTTAAAACTTTTGCAGATCAATTAGATATGAAAATTGATTTTTCATTATGTAATGCAGAATATCCAGATAGAAGTTGTTATATAAAATTAGATAATACTAATTATTATTATATAGCGACTAATGATAGAGTAAAACGTATATCTGAATATATTAAAAATTATAAAGGTAATGGATATTATATTTGTGATAATTTAAAAACCTATGCAGATAAGTTAATAAATAAATGGGATAAAGATTATTCAATAAATGATTTTTCAAAAGATATAGAAAATAAAATGTTTGATTTATGGTTTGAAGATAATCAAAATTATTTTTCAAAAGAAAGTTTCTTACAATTAGTTGAGTGTAACGAATACGAATTTTATGAAAATGGAGACATAGCATAATGAAAAATAGAATGTACTCATGTTTAAGATATAAATATAAAAATGATTTTATTGATACATCATTACATAATAATAATGGAATAATAGATTATATGAAAAAAAATAATATACCAGAAACAGAATTTAAGAATTTTAAATTTGTTTCTCAAATGATGGAGTATATAGATGACTAAATTAGAGATCGCAGAACTGGTATTTCTATTAACAAGCCTGTTTATACTTGTATACGTTATATAGATACCTATTTAAAACGAATTTAAAGCCTATACAGACATATTTTATAGGCTTTGGATATAGTGAGTCAGAATTATAAAAAAAACAATGGAGAATAAAAAAATGGTTAAAAAAGAAAAACTATCAATAACAAGTAATAACATTAAAATAATTTCAGATATGGTTATGTCATTATATGCAGATGAAGATAATCAAGGCGAATTTGATGAAAAAACGACACTTAAATATGCTTTAAATTATTGCATTGATGTTATTGAGGATAAAGAGACAATTTTAGATGTAAATTTCTTAGAGGGAGAAGAATAATGACTAAAAAATTAACAGTTGAAGAATTAGAAGATAGATTATGTGATGTGGAGAGTAGATATTACAATGGTTACAGTCAAACTGAATATTGGTGGAGAGTGAGCGGTGATGTTGAACCTACAGATAGAAGATTGTGGACAAGATATATTAAATTATTAAATAAAAGAAAAATGGAGCAGAATAATGACTAAAAAAACATATACAATAATTGCTACTAGAGATGATTATGTGAAAATTAACATATTAGCTAATTCTAAAGAAGAAGCCTTAAAAAATGCTATAAATGATAACCACGAAAGTGAATGGAAAAGTTATGATATAGGAAATTATAAGTCTTATGAAATTTTAGAGAGAGAATAAACCTATATAAAGCCATAATGATAAGCTAAAATATCTAAACAAATCTTAAACTTCTTAAAAGGTGTTTTTTTATTGGTTAAACGTAAACTTATCTTATTGGCTTCTGATAATGTCATATTATCCAATACAACATATTCAAAAAATTTAACCATTTTATAGGGAATATTTTTTCTTGCCGCCTCATATTGTAATTTAGAGTTTACAGCATTTTCTGATATTTCAAGTGGATTATGAGTTTCAGATCGCTCTTTATAGCTAGATATAATAGATGGATTATTATGACCTATTTTATAATTCATATAATATTTTGTGCCTGCACTATATTGTGAGTTAGAAATATCTTTTCTGGATAAATATTTATTTAATATATCACAATCAACATTCTTTAAAATGAAAGTACCAGCTTTAGCAGTCTCAAGATATTTATAATTGCCTTTCTTTACAGTCTCAGCAGTTGGCAATATTATTTCATTTTTAGTAGGTTTCAAATTGTAACCCTGTAATATTTTGTATTTGTTTAAATTCGTAATCATAACGTGATTTTCCAAAAATTGCTTTAGTTGGATTATTAGCTATATAAAATATCGTATGGATTACAAATTTTTGACTATTTGGTAAATATTTTTCTAATAAAGTAATTTCTTTATCCGTAATTTTTATAGGACTGTTTACACCTTTAAATGTTAAACTTTTTAAACAATCTGGATCAGGTTTTAAAGTATTGTTATAATCTAATTGATGCTTTTTAAAGATATATAAACCATTTGGCATATATTGGCTTTCATAATTGACGAACCAATGCTTAAAATAGCCTTTACAGTAATCTAAAAGCTGTTCCTCATTACAATTTGATAAATGAGATGGAAGATTTTTTAATGTTTCTTCAACAGCGCTTTCAATAAAAAATTCCTTGTCCTTACTTTTCCAGATTTTTCCATAATGTTCGATTACTTTTAAAATAAAATTCTTATAGATAAGCTTTTCTTTTATATCGTGAGTTAGAATTGCAGATAAAATATCTTTTGTAGTTTCTATTCCTTGCTCTAATACGTCTTTTGTAAAAACTTTTTTCTCAGCAAGAGATAGCTCGATTTTAGGATTTTTATTTAACCAACGACTAAATGCCATTGAATATGATTTGCGTGTTCTTTTTTTATCTAAATGC